AGCTAACGTATTAAACAATGCGTTTAGTTCGTCTTTCACAGGTGGAGATGGTAAGGAGCTTTGCGCTACTGACCACCCAATTGTTGCTGGAACATTCAGAAATGAATTGTCAACTGCAGCTGACTTAAACGAAACTTCGTTAGAGCAGTCGTTAATTGACATCGCAGCACTCACTGATGAAAGAGGTCTAAAAATTGCAGCTAAAGGAGTTAAAATGATAATTCCTTCTGCTCTGCAATTTACTGCTGAAAGACTTATGAAGTCTCAAGGTAGAACAGCTACTGCAGATAATGATATTAACGCAGTTGGCAGCATGGGTATGATTCCACAGGGATACACTGTGAACCACTACCTAACTGACACAGATGCGTTTTTCATTAAGACTGATGTTCCTAATGGACTAAAAATGTTCGTTAGAGCACCAATCAAAACTGCAATGGAAGGTGACTTTGAAACTGGAAACGTAAGATACAAAGCTAGAGAGAGATATTCATTTGGATTCTCAGACCCTAGAGGTATCTTCGGATCACCAGGAGCAGCGTAATCTAAATAATTTTAAGGCGGGACACAATCCCGCCTTAATTTAATGATAGAAAGAAAGAATGCACCCTAAAAACTTCCTCGTAAAAATATATGCATATCAATATGCTACAGAATTTGTTATAGAAAGCCTTGATGGCCCATTAGATATAGAAAATTCTATCATTGACAAATTAGGAAAATCTGATATAAAATGGGAGTATCTTGGAGAAATGATGGATCCCAGGGTAAATAGAATAACCTATGAGGAGGTTATAAATGTTAGCACATCTGAACGACCTTTACACAAAAAAGAAGGGTCTGGATTTAGAGTGGGAGCAGGAGCATCTTAAAGAGGGTAGATATACTCTCAATATGGTTAAGATTGACAGAAAAGTCAGAGAAGTAATTAGCCATATAAAACTTGCAGAAGCAAAAAAAGCTCATCTGCAAAATAAGATTGAAGACGCTGCCGCTGAAGTTTCTGTAGCTACTTAGTAAAAAAGCTACATCGTTGGAAAAATCCAATCCACATTACAGGCTCTCTTGCGCTCTATTAAAAAGTATTATATAAAAGACGCACTATACAAAAATAAAAAACATTAAATGTAGACGCGTATAGTCGACATCCCTAGGGACTACATTTAAAATATCTAGGAGGATATTATGGCTAATACAACGTTTAATGGTCCGGTTAGAGCAGAAGGTGGTTTTAAACAAATCTCTAAAGACTCTTCTACTGGTGCTATTACAGATCAACTAACTGTTGATTCAAGTGGTAACCTAGCTCAAACAGCTGGTGTTAACAACTTAATAACTGATGTAGAAAACATTACTGCAGCTACTAAAACTTTAACAGCAGCAGATACTGGAACTACATATTTATTAAACAGAGCTGGTGGTATTACAATAACTTTACCAACTGCAGCTTCTGGTTTAAAATATAAATTTATCATTGGTACAACTTTTACAGGTACTCTTTCAATTGATGGAGCATCTGCTAATGATATCTTTACAGCTGCATCTACAATTATTATTTCTGATAAAGATGCACCTGGAACAGTTAGCTTAAAACAATTTCACGCTGATGGATCTGATGATGACAAGATGACTATGGACGCTGATACAAAAGGAAGATTTGTAGGTGGCGAAATAGATTGTTTAGGTATCGCAACAGGTGGTCAAGGCAGTGCAACAGCAGTATGGCAAATGAATGGTTTTACTTTCGGAGACGGAACTTTAGCTACACCATTTGCATAATAACAACTTATGATGGGGCTTCGGCCCCATCTAGTAATCTTAATTAAGGAGGGATTATGGCAGATACGGTAGAAGGACCAACTATCTTACAACAAAATGATAAGAGAGTGGTTATTAAAATAGTAAATCAATCAGACGGAACAGGTGGAACAACTATATTTGCAGATGTTTCTGCACTTGCAGCTAACGCAGCAGGTGAAACTTGCACACATGTAACACTACAAAGAGTGTGGTGGTCGTGTTCAAATGGAGATGGTCATGATTCTTTTGCTCGTTTAGATTATGAAGATTCAGATGGAGATATTCCAATTATAACTTTAGTGGACTCAGGATACTGGGACTTCAGAGAGTTTGGTGGGGTGCCAGCTAATACATCTTCAAATAGTAATCAATACGATGTAAACTTTGTTGTACCGGGTGCAGCTGATGATGGAAATACTTACACGGTTGTAGCAGAATTTATAAAAAATTATTAGGAGTAACGAATGGCCAATACAACTTCCGGCACAGTTACTTTTGACAAAAGCTTTGCAGTTGATGAAATTATTGCAGAGGCATACGAACGTATAGGTTCTCAAGTAACTTCTGGATACCAATTAAAATCAGCAAGAAGATCTCTTAACATTCTTTTTCAAGAATGGGGTAACAGAGGTTTACATTACTGGGAGATAGGAGATACAAATATTGATCTTATTGAAGGTCAAGCAGAGTATACTTTTTTTAGATCAAGCGGTGATGGAACATCATCAGTTACAGTTGGTGGCACAAGTGGAACAAGTACGTATGGTGTTGCGGATGTATTGGAAGCAACTTTTAGACAGAATAGAACTCAAACAACTCAGTCTGATTCTGCGATGACAAAGATAGATAGATCAACTTATTCTAGTTTATCTGCTAAATTATCTAAAGGAACTCCATCTCAATATTTTGTTCAAAGATTTGTTGATAAAACAACGGTTACTGTTTATCCATGTCCAGATTCAACAGCGGCATCAAAAGATATGCACATATTTTTTGTAAAAAGAATACAAGACGCAGACTCAACTTATACAGATGCTACAGACGTTCCATATAGATTTGTACCTTGCATGGTTTCAGGTTTATCATTTTATTTAGCACAAAAATATGCACCAGAAAGAGTTCAAGCTGCAAAACTATATTACGAAGATGAATTAGCAAGAGCGTTAGCTGAAGATGGATCTTCTTCTAGCACATACATAACACCTAAAACTTATTACCCAGGAACATAATGGCATTAGCAAAAGGAAAATACGCAAAAGCAATATCAGATAGAAGTGGAATGGAATTTCCATATAGAGAGATGGTAAAAGAATGGAATGGTCACTTTGTTCATAAATCTGAATACGAAGCAAAACATCCACAATTAGAACTAGAAGGAAGATCAGGAGATGCTCAAGGATTAAGAGATGTAAGACCTGCAAGAACTGAAAATGAGGTTGCTGCTATGTTAGGCAATAATCCTTTTTCTATTACTGCTAGTTCTCAAACAATTACAGTTACAGAAATAAATCATGGAAGGACTACAGGTGATACTGTAAGATTTAGAAATGTTCAAGGTAGCCCTGGTAATGTCCCTTTTTCTACCTATGAAAATTCATCAGGATTTAGTATAACAGTTACAACAACAGATAAATACACTTTTAGTTTAGGGGCAACTCCAAGTGTAACAGAAGAAGGAGGAGGACCAACTGTGTTTGCAGGACCAGTTAGTTTATCAGCATAATGGCAGGATTAAGTGCATCAGGATTAAAAACACAAATAAGAAGCTACACAGAAGTTAGCTCTACAGTGCTATCAGATAGCGTTTTAGAAAACATTATCTTAAATGCACAATATAGAATATTTAGAGATGTGCCCATTGACGCTGATAGAAAAACATCTACAGGTAATTTTACATCTGGAACAGGCACTGTAACTGTACCAGCAGGAGCTGTGTTTGTTAGAGCAGTTCAGGTCTATACTGCAACTGGATCTACTTACACTGGCGCTAATACTTATTTAGAAAAAAGAGATTTAACATTTTTAGAAGAATATATTTCAGCAACCACATCTACTGGAACACCAAAATACTACGCTATGTTAGATACAGGAGCAACTGGAGAGAGTTCATCCAACTCTGGATCTATAATTGTTTCACCAACACCAGGTAGCACGTTTGCATACAAAATTCATTACAACGCAGCGCCAGCGCTATTAGAAAATGATGATACTAATTATATTAGTATGAATTTTCCAAATGGTCTGCTATATTGTTGCCTAGCAGAAACCTATGGTTTCTTAAAAGGCCCAGCGGATATGCTGCAATTATACGAACAAAAATACCAACAAGAGGTACAAAAATTTGGAGGAGAACAAATAGGTAGAAGAAGACGAGATGATTACACAGATGGAACAGTAAGAATTCAAGTGCCTTCTAGAACACCTTAAGGATTAAATTATGGCATCAACATTTTCAGATCTTGGTATAGAACTAATGGCAACCGGCGAAAATGCCGGTACATGGGGAACAAAAACTAATACTAACTTACAAATTGTAGAAAAAGCAATTGCTGGTTATGTAGAACAAGCAGTAACTAGTGGTGGCACAACAGCGTTAAGTATTACAGATGGAGATACAACAGAATCTACATCAGTAGCACGTCATGCCGTTATAAAATTAACAGGCACAATATCTGGTAACTCTATTGTAACTGTGCCAGATTCTATAGAAAAAGTTTATATTGTAACTAATGGTACATCTGGTGCATACACTGTTCAATTTAAAACAGCATCAGGAACAGGTATAACTTTTGGTGTATCAGAAAAAACCACAAGACTTGTTTATTCAGATGGAACTAATATTGTTGATGCAGGGTTTAGCGGTGCATCTGACATGGAAGGAAGAGAATTAGTTTTAGATGCTGATGGTGATACAAGTATTACGGCAGATACAGATGATCAAATAGATATTAAAATTGCTGGTGCAGATGATTTTCAATTTACAGCAAATACTTTTACAGCGCAATCTGGAAGTAGTATTGTTGTACCAGAAAGTGGTCTTACTTTTGGAAGCACAGCCATAACATCAACTGCAGCAGAACTTAATTTATTAGACGGAGTATCAGGATTAGTACAAGCAGATTTTACTAAACTTGCAGCTGTAGATTCTACGGCAGCAGAATTAAATATAGTTGATGGTGGAACCTCAGCTACATCAACAACAGTTGCAGATGCAGACAGAGTTGTGTTAAACGATAATGGTACAATGGTACAAGTTGCAGTTACAGATTTAGCTGCGTACTTTGACGATGAAATTACAGCAATGCCTAATCTTGTTACAACTGCTGCAACGACAGTAGGTGCATTAGACTCAGGGTCAATTACTTCAGGATTTGGAACAATTGATACAGGATCATCTACAATTACAACAACAGGATTAATTAGTGGTGGGTCATTAGATATAGATAATGTTTTAATTAATGGAACTACAATTGGTCATACTGATGATACAGATTTATTAACAGTTGCTAATGGTTTATTAACAGTTGCTGGTGAAATATCAGTAACAACATTAGATATTGGTGGAACTAACGTAACATCAACTGCAGCAGAATTAAACATACTTGACGGAGTTACATCTACTGCAACAGAAATTAATATAATAGATGGTGATACTAGTGCATCATCAGTCACGGTTATAGATGCAGACAGAGTTGTATTAAATGATGGTGGCACAATGAAACAAGTTGCAGTAACTGATTTATCTGCATACTTTGATGATGAAATTACAGCGATGCCAAACTTAGTAACTACAGGTGCATTAAATAGTGGTTCTATCTCTAGTGGCTTCGGTAACATAGATGTAGGTTCTAGTAATTTAACTGCAACAGGAACTATATCTTTAGGCGCAGCATCTTTTAATGACAATGCAATAACTAATGTAGGTGACATAGCACTTGATTCAATTAGTGCAGATGCAACAGATATTAATATAGCAGTATCTGATAATTCAGGAACTGCACTTACAATTAAACAAGGATCAGATGCTTATTTGATTGTTGACACGGCAAATAGTAGTGAATCTGTATCCATAGGTACAGGCATATCAGGCACTGCTATAACTCTGGGTCACAGCACATCTGAAGTAACTGTAGCAGACAATTTAACTGTTACAGGTGATCTTACAGTATCAGGCACAACAACTACAGTAAACTCAACTACCGTTAATTTAAATGATCACAACATTGTATTAGATAGTGGTAACAGTACATCTGCTGTTGTTAATGGAGGAGGTATTACTCTTGAAGGTGGTTCAGGTGATGATGCTACATTTACTTATAATACCACAGGCCCTAAATTTGAATTAAAACTTGGTTCATCACACGAAGATTTACAAATTGATCAACTTATCGCAGCCTCTCTTGATATATCAGGAGATGTTGATGTAGATGGAACTTTAGAAGCCGATGCTATTACTGTAAACGGAACAACTTTAGCTGAAACAATTTCTGATACAACTGGGGCTATGTTCAGTTCTAATACTGAAACAGGTGTTACAGCTACGTATCAGGATGGAGACAACACAATTGATTTAGCGATTAATGCAGCTCAAACTACAATTACATCTTTACTTGCAACAGATATTAAAATTGGTGAAGATGATCAAACTAAAATAGATTTTGAAACAGCTGATGAAATACATTTTTATGCAGCTAACGTAGAACAGGTTTACTTAGGTGATAATATTTTTGGGCCACAATCAGACAGTGATGTTGATTTAGGTTCTTCAAGTGTTAGATGGAAAGATGCTTATGTAGACACAGTTACGTCAACAAGTACAATTACAACTGGTGCAGGAGTTGTTATAGCTGACGCAGGTAATATTGGATCGGCAAGTGACACAGATGCTATAGCAATAGCATCAAACGGTGTTGTAACATTTTCACAAACACCTGTGCTTTCTGGTGCAAGTATAAGTGCAGGGACGACTCCTTTAACAGCATTAGATATAGATGGAGGCACAGATATAGGAGAAGCTATCGTAGATGCTGATTTATTTATAGTAGATAATGGAGCAGGTGGAACTAATAGAAAAGTGGCTGCTTCTAGAATAGTAACATATATTGATGCAAATTCAAGCGCTGCATCGGTTGGAAAAGCTATTGCAATGGCAATCGTATTCGGATAAAAAGGAGATAATATGGCAACACCAAATATAGTAAACGTAGCAACTATTAATGCTAAAAACGCAACCGCCTTACTAGATGGCACATCTAGAACAGAAGCAATTGATGTTCCAGATAATAAAGTTGCAAAAATAAATACAATTCTCGTGGCAAACGTGGATGGTACAAATGCTGCTGATATAACAATTGAAGTTAGTGTAGACAATGGATCTAACTATGTCAAACTTGCTAATACAATATCGGTACCAGCAGATGCAACCTTAAGTTTTTTAGAGAATCCTATTTATTTAGATGAAACAGATTTGTTATATTTTACAGCTTCAGCTGCAAATGATCTAACTTATTTTGTATCTTATGAAGAACTAGACGACGCTTAGGAGGGTTAAATTATGGCGGGCAGAAATGGCGGTATAATTGGACCTGTAAATATTACATCAAATGGTGAGAATAAAGTATCCACTTTTACGTCAAATGGAAATGTTTGTATTCAAGCAAACACTAGAGTTGTTCGTGTTAAAATTTTAGCAGGAGGATCTGGTGGTAATGCAGGAAATGTTTCTAATGGTGGCGGCGGAGGCGGAGCTGGTGGTTTAATATGTCAAGAAGTCATTGTATGTGGTTCTAAACAATACGCTATGGTTGTTGGCGCTGGGGGTTCTGGTGGTACTCACCCAACAAGTCCAGGGACTGGACCAGGTGCTTATGGAGCAGCAGGATCTAATTCAACAGGTTTTTGTTTAACAGCAACTGGAGCACCAACTCACTCTACTCAAGCACCTAATGTAAGAGCAGCAGGTCCATCAGGTGCACCTCAATCAAATGCTGGAGGTAACTCTGGATCATCAAGAGGTGGAGGCGGCGGTGGTGGCGTTGGAGCAGTTGGCGGATGTTCTCCAGGAAATAGTGTTGGTGGTGCTGGTGGTGCTGGTACTACAAGTCCAGTTGATTCTACTTTACATGGTGGTGGAGGTGGTGGCGGTGGCTGGGAAGCTAGTTCTGGTCAAGGCGCTGGAGCTGGAGGTCCAGGCGGTGGTGGCGCTGGAGGAACAGGAACAAATAATTCAGGATCAAATGCATGTACTAACACTGGTGGTGGTGGTGGAGGTGGAGCTGGAGATTGTGGAGTTAGTAATACTGTATCAGGTGGTGGTAATGGTGGATCTGGTAGAGTTGTCGTAAAAGAATTAAGAAAAGCATCCGGTGTTTGGAATCTTCATGATCACTTTGATAGCATAAGTCAAAACACTTGGGTTCCAGCAAATGTATCAATAGATTATTTAGTAGTCGCTGGTGGCGGTGGCGGTGGTGGTGGTGCAGCCGGTAATAGAGCTGGCGGTGGTGGTGGAGCTGGTGGATATAGAGCATCTGGATATGGACCTTCTCCACTACAAGGTTCTGCTTTAGCTTCAATTTTAGGAGATCACACAGTAACAGTTGGTGCTGGTGGTGCAGGAAACACATCAGGTAGTAATGATGGAAGTGACTCAACTTTTTTAACAATAACTTCAACAGGTGGTGGTCGAGGAGGACAAAATGGTG